CTCTATAACAGACGTGTCTATGAGCGCAGTATCTGTCTAGGAGAGCCTTATGTTAAGCCCTAAGGGGTGGGTAGCTATTTTAGTTTTAATCGCCTTGGTGGGGCTCTACGGAGCTCACAGGGCTATTGTCAATACAGAGAGCTCTAGGGCTGTTGCTACAGCTGTCCAGAGGGCTCATGTAGAGGCTAAAAAGACTGAAGATGAGCTGCGGATTAACTTGAATGATTTGAAGAAAGACAAGGATGCTAAACTCGCCCGTCTTAATAATGACCTTAGTGCTGCTAATGACAGGCTGCGCCAGCGTCCCAAGCGTACCGATCCACCTGCCACAAGTGGAAGCTCCTGTACAGGTAGACAGCTTTACCAAGAAGATGGACTCTTTCTTAGAGGGGAAGCTTCCAGAGCAGAAGCCCTGATTGTTGAGCGTGATTACTACTACAACCTATACGAAGATACACGAAAGAAATTAGATGGCAAAAGATGATGACAAGGTTAAGGCCACACAGGCAGCGGATAAGCTTGGTGGTATGGCTGGTAAAGCTGCAGGCTTCCTGAAGGGCCGCAGAGGCGCTATTGATGACGCTATTGAGCGAGCAGAAGGAACAAAGGAGAGTGGAGCGGACGGTAGTACTAAAACTCCTCCCTCTAAGAAATGGTATGAATGAACTAGATACACGTAAGCAATTTATTGATTCTGTTGGGCGTCCTATGACCCAGTCTCTATTCCTAGAACTCGGTTATGGCACTGAAGCAATCTATTCCCTTAAGGAATATGATTGTGTCCATAAAGGAAAGAGGTATCCTTCTATTAAGAATCTATATCTTGAGATGGAAGATCCTACAGAATATCAATTTGCTACAACGTATTTCCTTAATTGGAATCATTGGAAGCGTATCTGTGCTAATAAGCAAATCTTGGTTCACATCGAAGAATGGCGAGAGGAACTAGAAATTAAGCTACGCTCTAGAGCCGTTAAGCTTAATATGGCTAGTGCTGCTGCAGGCAATTATCAAGCTGCTAAATGGCTTGCTGATCGAGGATGGATTAACCGTCCAGCAGGGCGCCCCTCTAAGGCTGAGATCGAAAAAGAAAAGAAGATTGCTCTTAATGCAGAGAATGAATACTCTGCAGACGTAATTAGACTTAAGGCGGTAAATGGCTAAAGAATTGGATACATGGCTGGCAGACGCCAAGGCTAAGATTGCTAAGATGCCACAGGATGCTCTTGATCTTAGAGAACTGGCTAAGGCAGACTTGTACACCTTTGCTAAGCTAGTTAACCCTGGGTATGTATACGGAGATGTCCACAAGCAATGCTATAAGTGGATGCAGAATTATTCCCTATATGGGCAGAGTGAGGATAATTCCAATAAGCTAATCATGCTTCCTCGTGGACATCTTAAGAGTCACATGGTTGCTACTTGGGCTGCTTGGATTATCACACGACATCCAGAAATCACCATCCTCTATCTTTCTGCTACTGCAGAGCTTGCTGAGAAGCAGCTATACGCTATTCAGAACATCCTAGGTTCCACAATCTATCAAAGATACTTTCCTGAATATATTAATCCTCAGGAAGGTAAACGTGAGAAGTGGAGTCAGAGGAAGTTCTCTATTGACCATGAGAAGCGTAAGGAAGAGGCCATCCGAGATGAAACAATTGCTACAGCGGGCCTGACAACCAATACAACAGGTTGGCACGCTGACATTATTCTAGCGGATGACTTGGTGGTTCCTGAGAATGCCTATACGGTGGATGGGCGAGAGGGCGTTGTTAAGAAGGCTTCCCAGTTTACATCTATCCGTAATGCTGGAGGATTCACTCTAGCCTGTGGAACCAGATACCATCCTGCGGATATTTATGACACATGGAAGAAGCAAGAGTATGAAGTGTATGACCAAGATGGTGAGCTCGTTGCTAAGAAGCTTGTCTGGGAGGTAAATGAACATGCAGTCGAAATGGACGGAGTGTTCATCTGGCCCAAGACAATGCGATCAGATGGAAAGTTCTTTGGATTCGATAGAAGTGTACTGGCGAGAATCCGAGCAGAGTATGAGGATAAGGTTCAGTTCCACGCCCAGTATTACAACGATCCAAATGATCCGGGAAGCAATCGAATCAATCGTTCAAAATTCCAATACTTCGATCCCAAGCATCTTAAACAAGAAGGTGGAACCTGGTACTTTAAGCGGAACAAACTTAATGTTTTCGCAGCAATCGACTTTGCCTTCTCACTCAGTAAGAAAGCCGACGACACCGCCATCGTTGTTATCGGAATTGATCCAGAAGGCTGGATATACGTGCTAGACATTGATCGGTTTAAGACCGACAATATGAAGGCATATTTTGATCACGTAGCCTCTCTCCATAGTAAGTGGGAGTTTAAGAAGCTTAGAGCTGAAGTTACAGTGGCTCAAGCTATCATTGTGAACGATTTGAAAGACGAAATGCGTAGGCAGGGCCTAAGCCTGTCTATTGATGAACATCGTCCTAATCGTCACGAAGGTAATAAAGAAGAACGTATTGCTTCTGCTCTCGAACATAGATATGACAATATGATTATCTGGCACCATAAGGGTGGATATATTGACATGCTAGAAGAGCAGCTTGTTCTGGCTAGACCAGCCCATGATGACATTAAAGATGCATTAGCCTCTGCTGTAACTATTGCAGTGAAGCCTAAGCATTCTAGGTATGTTGGTGATATGAGAGACAATGTTGTCGCAATCAATTCCCGCTTTGGCGGTGTAGCCTTTAGATAGGATTTATGGCTAAAAAAGTACTAGAAGTAAGGCAAGCATTCGGCGGGGATAATCTCGGTCAATACATTGCTCTTACGTGGCATAATTTCCACACACAGATGTTTCCTAAGATCGAGCAGTGGAAGGAGCTGAGAAACTACATCTTCGCTACTGACACCACTACAACAACTAACAGGACGCTTCCGTGGAAGAACAGCACTACGCTGCCTAAGCTTTGTCAGATTAGAGATAATCTTCATAGCAATTACATCTCAGCCCTCTTCCCTAATGATGATTGGTTGAAGTGGGAAGCATATAGCTTGAATGATGGAACAAAGGATAAGGTGCGAGCTATTGAAGCCTATATGGGCAACAAGTGTAGAGCCAGTTACTTCAGGACAGAGTTCTCTAAGCTCCTGTATGACTATATTGACTATGGGAATGCTTTCGCTACTGTTGACTATGAAGCAGGCTCACACCTCCGTTCTGATGGATCTGTAAGCATTGATTTCATTGGTCCTAAGGTGAGACGTATTAGTCCTCTGGACATCGTGTTCAATCCTATTTCATCTAGCTTCAAGGATAGTTTCAAGATTATCCGGAGCCTGCGTAACATTGGTGAACTCCATGCCATGGCAGCTGATGAACCAGATAACCACTGGCTTGAGAAGGCTCTTAAGGATAGGGATCGGATGTGTGCCCACATGAATGCTTATGGCATTGAAGAGGCAGACAAGCAAGAAGGATTCCAGATGGATGGCTTCGGTAACTATGCTGAATACCTCCAGAGCGGATATGTTGAGTTCCTTGACTTCTATGGAGACATCTTCGATCATAAGACTAACAAGCTTGAACGCAATCAAGTGGTGACTGTCATTGATCGTATGTACGTCATCCGTAAGGGAGACATTCCTTCGTGGATGGGCTCTGCTCCTATCTACCATACAGGCTGGAGAATTCGTCCTGATAATCTGTGGGCTATGGGTCCTCTGGATAATCTGGTTGGTATGCAATATCGTATCGACCACCTGGAGAATCTGAAGGCTGATGCCATGGACTTGGCTGTGCTTCCTCCTCTGGTTATTGCAGGGGACGTAGAAGCCTTCAAATACGGCCCAGGAGAAGAGATTCACTTGGATGAAGGGGGTACTGTCACTGAGCTCGCTCGGAACGTCCAGTGGGTTATCCAAGCCGATAATGCCATCAATCTGCTTGAGCAGCGTATGGAAATGTATGCTGGAGCTCCTCGTGAAGCTATGGGTGTACGCAGTCCTGGTGAGAAGACGATGTATGAAGTTCAACAGCTTGAGAACGCTGCTGGACGTATCTTCCAAGAGAAGATCAGTACATTCGAGATTGAGATGCTGGAACGTGTTCTGAACGCTATGCTGGAAACGGCTAAGCGCAATCTAGACTATGAGGATGTGGCTCGTGTTATGGATGATGATTTGGGAGTTACAGACTTCATGAAGATCACTCGTGATGACATCACTGCTGCAGGCACTCTAAGGCCCATTGGAGCTCGCCATTTCGCAGCCCAGGCTCAGCTACTGCAAAACCTCACAGGCGTCTACAACAGCCCTGTAGGCCAGATGATTGCCCCTCATACATCATCTCTCAAGCTCTCTAAGCTTATTGAAGACGTGTTGGGTCTGGGACGCTATACTTTGTTTGCTCCTAACGTTGCTGTTACGGAACAACAGGATACAGCACGTCTCCAGAATCAAGCGTCTGAAGACCTTATGGCAGAAGCTAGTGTACCAGTACAACCAGGGATGTAAATGTTAACGAAGATCACTAAGGGTCTTAACGCTCAAGAGAAGGAAGAGATGGAAGCTAACTATAAGGCTTCCGCTCTCTTTCGAGAGAGACTCACCAAGCTATTAAACGACCAAGTAAAAGCCAAGAGGGGTATTTTACACGTTGCGGATGCGTACGCAGACGCGTCTTGGCCATACAAGGTCGCTGACACTATTGGTTACGAAAGAGATATAAATGATGTTATTTTGATGATTTCTTAACTATTTTGTAAAAATATACGAAAAAGTGTCGAAATTTTACGAAAAAAAAGGTAGCTAATATATAATAGCAATATTATTGTATATCTCTCTGGTTAAGTATGAACGTAGTTTGTTTGTTTTTGAAATGACTTAACACTAGGAGATTATACTCTGCGAGTGTCCTGGAGGTCAGGCAATAGCCTTCCAAGCTATCATCTAGGGTTCGATTCCCT